ACACGCACAAGTCGTATGGTCGCATCTACACGCCGGTCTTTGAGGTCGTCGAGTTTGTGTCGATGGATGGCAAAGCAGACGAAGCCGAAGCGAGCGCTGAAGAAGCACCAGCAGCCGAAGCAGCACCTGCCCGCCGCCGTCGCGGCTAAGTAGCATGGGGGAAAGCGGATGCCGGGCGGTTGACGGACGCAGCGAGTACCCCACCTTTCTATGGCTCCTGTCATTTAATCATCAGGTTTTCCTTGGTCGGTTCGACCTGATGCTGGCGGATGACAGGGGTCACCCTCTACCATGACAATACTCTGGCTTGACTTTGAAACCCGGTCGCGTTGCGACCTATCCTCTAAAGGGGTTTACAACTATGCCCAAGATGGAACCACCGATGTACTTTGTATGTCGTACGCCTTTGATGAGGGCGAAGTTGTTACGTGGCAGCCCGATCAACCGTTTCCGGAATCCGTGCGCAATCACACCGGACGCATCTACGCGCACAATGCCGCCTTTGAGCGTCTCATCTTTTGGTACGTCCTACAGTGTAACTTTCGACTCGAACAGTTCGTCTGCACCGCTGCACAAGCGCGTGCTAACTGCTTACCTGGCAGCCTTGAAGACGTCGGACGAGCGATTAGCAGCCAAATGCGAAAAGACCATCGTGGAAGCCAGCTTATCCGACTTCTTTCCGTCCCTCGCGCAGATGGATCGTTTAACAATTCGCCAGAGCTGATGGCCGAGATGATCGAGTATTGCGAGGCCGACGTGCGTGCCATGCGCGCCATCAGCAAGGCCATGCGTCCATTGTCCGACGAGGAGCTGGCCGACTACCATACGAACGAGCGCATCAACGACCGTGGCGTGCTGCTTGACCTGCCACTCGCGCAGGCTGCCATCCGTTACGCGTCGGTCGAGTTGGAAGAGATCGAGACGCTGGTCGCTGAACTTACCGAAGGCGCGATCAAGTCCGTGCGCAGCCCCAAGATGAAGTCGTGGGTGATGGATCGTGTCGGCCCGCAGGCTTTGAAGATGATGGAGACGTACAAGGACGGCGACTTGAAGTATTCTATCGACAAGTCCGTACGCGCTAATTTACTGGCTTTTGCCGAGGAAAACCCCGATGAGATTCCGACCACTGTTGCGGACGTCATTCAATGCGCAGATGACCTCTGGGCGTCGTCAGTTGCGAAGTTCAGCCGCCTTGCGAGTCTGGCAGATGAAGACGATCACCGAGTACGAGGTGCTTTTGTCTTCGCTGGAGGCTCTGCCACAGGACGTGCTTCAAGCTATGGCGCGCAGGTACACAACTTCACGCGCAAGTGCGCAGCAGAGCCAGATGACGTTAGGCACGCTATGGTCAGAGGCCACAGCATCGTCCCAAGATTTGGAAAACGCGTTACGGATGTTCTCAAAGGAATGCTCCGGCCCGCACTAATACCCGCACCCGGCAAGCAGTTTGTGGTTGCCGACTGGTCGGCGGTCGAAGCACGGGTCACCGCCTGGGCATCCGCCGACCCGCAGGCCGACGATGTATTGCAAGTCTTCCGTGAAGGTCGCGACATCTACAAACGTGAAGCCGCCGGCATCTACCGCATCACTGAAGAAATAGTATCAAAAGAGCAACGCCAAGTGGGCAAGGTGGCAATTTTAAGTTTAGGATTTGGGGGGTCGATTGGCGCCTTCGCAGCGATGGGTCGCAATTATGGCGTGTTCATGCCTGAGTCGGACTCCCGCCGGATTGTAGACGCCTGGCGTCGCGCTAATGCGTGGGCGGTACGCTACTGGGAGAAGCTTGAGAGCGCCTACACACGGGCGCTACGCAATCCTAACCGCGAGTTCTCAGCCGGTCGGGTCACCTACCTGTATGACGGTCAGCACCTCTGGTACGCGCTACCCAGTGGGCGCATCCTGTGCTATCCATTTGCTAAGTTTGAGGGTGACGAGATCACGTACGTCAAAGCAGCCTGGAAGCCGGCAGCGGACGCGAAGGAATGGCCACGCGCCCGCTTGTGGCGCGGTCTGGCTTGTGAGAACATAACGCAAGCGATCGCCAACGATCTGCTACGGCATGCCTTACGCCAGCTTCCTGACGTAGTGCTGCACGTACATGACGAGATCGTAATGGAGACCGCCGACCCGGATGCACCCAATACCCTAGAGCAAGTGATGTGTACGCCGCCTAAATGGGCGGCTGGACTGCCTTTGTCGGCAGAAGTTGAAACCATGTCGAGGTATGGAAAATGAAACACGTTATCGGGTTGTCTGGCGGCAAGGACAGTACAGCGTTGGCGTTGCGTTTGGCCGAGATTGAGCCGCGTGATTACGAATATATTTGCAACGAGACCGGCAATGAGCTGCCTGAGATGCACGCGCACTGGGCCAAGCTTGAAGAGCTGCTAGGCAAGCCGATCAAGAGAGTGCGGTACAAGCATGATCTGGAAGGCACGATTCGCGAGATGAACATGCTGCCGAGCGTGTTCGCGCGCTGGTGTACGCGGGTGTTGAAGATTGAGCCGACGATTGATTACATGGCCGAGCTGCCCGAAGGCTCTGTGCTGTACGTCGGCCTGCGGGCAGATGAAGAGGAGCGCAAAGGGCTGTTCGGTGAAGACATCACTATCCGGTTCCCGATGCGTGAGTGGGGCTGGCGTGAAGCGGATGTGTGGAAGTATCTCGACAGTCGTGGCGTGTCTATTCCGGCACGTACTGATTGCGCGTTCTGCCCGTATCAGCGTCTGGGCGAGTGGCGCGACTTGCACGACAAGTACCCCGTCATCTGGGCGCGCGGTGTGCAGCTGGAAAAGGACTTAGGCCATACGTTTCGCAGCCCCGGTCGTGATACATGGCCTGCCGATCTTGAATCGCTGGGTGAAGAGTTTAAAGCAGGGCGTAAACTGCGGGCGTATAAACGCGACGCGTCCTGCCGGGTGTGTTCGCTATGAAGCCGAAATATCATATCTCGTTTTCTGGCGGGCGCACCAGTGCCTACATGACCAAGCTGTTGTTGGACAACTGGTCAGACAAGTACGATTTTATCGTCACGTTCGCCAACACAGGCTTAGAACATCCGAAAACGCTAGAGTTTATTCACAACTGCGATACGCATTTCGGTTTTAACACTGTGTGGCTTGAAGCGGTAGTGCATGATGGCCGCGTGGCGTCTACGCATAAAGTAATCAATTACGCTACTGCTGCCAGGCAGGGTGAGCCGTTTGAGGAAGTTATTAAAAAGTACGGCATCCCCAACATGGCGTTTCCGTACTGCACGCGTGAGTTAAAAATTAACCCGATGAATTCGTACTTGCGCAGCATAGGGTATGACTATAAAACTATCCCGACCGCTATTGGCATCCGCGAAGATGAAAAGCGCCGCGTCAGTAAAAAGGCTGGCGTGAATAATATTGAGTACCCGTTAATTGACGTCTGGCCTACGGACAAGGATACAATCTTAGATTGGTGGGCCGATCAGGCATTTGATTTGGGCATTGACGAATTTGAAGGTAATTGTCAAGGATGCTACAAAAAATCAATTAAAAAGCATTTTATGCAGATCGCGCGCGACCCTAGCATTTATGATTTTCATTATCGGATGGAACAGCAGTACCGGTCTCATGGGCCACAGGTGGGCGACCGCGTATTTTTCAGAAAAAATATTGATACCGTGGGATTATTTAAACTATATGAAGAGACTAAAGACGCGCCGATGCGCATAACGAATGCAGGAGAAGACGCAGGATGCTCTGAGTCTTGCGAAGTGTACGAGACAATCACCGAATAAAAAAGCCGCCTGGCAGGGCGGCTTTCCAACTACAAGGACTGCAATGGATTTCCTCGAATTTTATACTAATTTGGCACCACAGGGTGAGACTGCTTTAGTTGTTCGCCAGAAACCTAAACTCAAAAGCGGACAGATTCAGCTGCACCCCGATGGCGCAGTGATCTGCACATGGCCGGCGTATCTGCCCGACTATCCAACCAAGCCCGACTGGGCGATCTACGGCAACACCGCGTCGTTTATCGTTGACCGGTTCAAGGATGGCCATGTGTCTGCGTCTGCTGCGAATGCCGATTACGTTCTCGTCATGGTACTGGATGACGTGGGTGACCCTGAGAAGGCGCCCAACACGCCGCCGCTTGCGCCCACATGGATCATTGAGACGTCTGCCGGGTCGTTCCAGTGGGGTTACGCATTCTCAGAGCAGCCCACCACCGGCGAGTACGCCGCAGCCATCCGAGCGATTGCGGACGCGGGTTATACCGATCCAGGCGCCTGCAACGCGGTGCGCAACTTCCGCCTGCCGGGGTCGATCAATATCAAGCCGGGACGGGATAACTTCGCTGCCCGTTTGGTCGAGTTCCACCCAGAGCGTGAGTACAGCCTGCCCGAAGTGTGCGCGGCTCTGAATGTCACGCCAGCACCCGCCGAGTCGCTGGGCGTGCGTCCTATCCGTCTGTCGGATGATGGCGCCGACGACGTGATGGCGTGGCTCTCGCATCAGGGCGTGCTGTTGTCGACACCGAACCCTGCCGGGTGGGCGGGCGTCATCTGCCCTAACAAGGACGAGCATACGGACGGCAACCCAGAGGGGCGCTACAGCCCGTCAACGCGCTCGTATCGCTGCCTGCACAGCCATTGCGTCGACTTCGACTCGCACGCGTTTTTAGACTGGGTGTCGGCCAATGGTGGGCCGAAACACGCGCCTGGCCTGCGTGAGGAACTGTTAGCCCACGCGATGGACGCGGCGCTATCCAAACTGACGCCGACTGAGGCGTTCCCAGACAAGGGTGCAGAAGTCATTGCAGAGGTCGAGAAAAAACAACTGGATAGGACAACGAAAGATGATTGGTACAAACGCTTTGCGTACATTCAAAACGAAGATGCGTACTTTGACATGGACGATCGGCGCGAGATTAGTCGCGGTACTTTTAACGCACTCTTTCGACACGTCACCTGTTATTCAATCCACCCGACAAAAACGGGCAAGCGCCGCATTGAGGCGTCAATTTGTTATGACGAGAACCGGCAGGCCAAGGACGCGCTGACCATTAGCGGCATCACGTACGCCGCTGGCGAGACGGTGCTGGTGTCGCGTGAGGGGCAGGCGTATGGCAACCGATGGGTCGATCACCGGCCAACAGCGGCCACCGGCAACGCAAAAATATGGCTCGACCACGTTGAGCGCATGATTCCTGACCCTGTCGAGCGCAATCACGTTTTGGACGTCATGGCCTACAAACTCCAGCACCCGAACCGCAAGATCAATCACGCGGTGCTGCATATCGGTCACCCTGGTTCTGGTAAAGACACCATGTGGCAGCCGTTCTTATGGGGTATTGGCGGCGAGGCGCTCTCAAACGTGTCGATTGTCCGCAATGAAGAGATTCAGTCGCAATGGGGTTACGCATACGAATCCGAGGTGATGGTGTTTGAAGAGCTACGGCAAGCGGAGGCGAAAGACCGCCGCGCGCTCGAAAATCATTTGAAACCGATCATTGCAGCGCCACCGGACTTTTTGCAGGTCAATCGCAAGGGTTTGCACCCGTATCAGGCACTAAACCGCATTTTCGTTCTTGCGTTTTCGAATGAGCGCGTGCCGATCTCCGTGTCAGGGGACGATCGCCGATGGTTTGTGACGTACTCCGAGGCGCCGCGCATGGCCGAGCAGGACGCGTGGGCGATTTGGGACTGGTACAAAGCCGGCGGTCTGGCTGTTGCTGCCGGCTGGCTCTATGAGCGTGACGTGTCGCGATTCAATCCCGGCGCGACGCCGCCGTTGACCGAGGCGAAGATCATCATGGTCGAGCAGGGCCGGTCGACTGCCGAGTCGTATCTGGTCGAGATGATCGAGCGCCGCCTGGGCGAGTTCGCTGCTGGTGTCGTGGCCGCACCGTTCTATAGCCTGTGCGACCGGCTACAGGGCGGCGCACCGATGAGCACCCGCGTGGTACAGCAGGCACTATTGCACGCGTTGAAAGAGGCCGGCTGGGTCGATATGGGGCGCCTGAAGTCGCGGGAGTTTGACACCCGTAAGCACATTATCTGCGCGCCAGAGCTGGCCGCGAGTGCCACTAAATCAGAATTGCGGCGCATGGTCGAAGAAACACCGCCGCCGTCAGCTGTGCGGCTAGTCAAGTAAAAAAAAAGCCCGGCACAAAGGCCGGGCGAACCGAAGGGCGGCTGGAGAGTAGCCGCGTCACAACCCTAGCACGATCGCGAGCATGGCCGCAAGTATCAATCCGATGAGAGCGAACATGCGGCCTCCTGTTCGATATCCTTGATGATATAGTCCTTCAGCAGGTCTATCACGTCAACACCGCCGGCGAATGCGTGGATCAACCAAGCGCCGCCATTCCAGCCGGCCGACCGGTCAGCGGGCTCCCAGTCGACAAAGCAAAGCAGTTCAGTATGGCCATGCGTGTACGTGTATGGCCACAGGTGCGCCGGCCACCATGGCGCGCTGGTGTCAATCGTCATTTTGTGCATAGTTCACTCCGTGGTCAGTTAGCAGGTACTGTAAGCGGCTTATCTCGCGTTCCAGCGCATCAATTTCCTGCAAAGCGTGCGCCAGATCATAATTGCCGGCCATGTAAGCGGCCCGCTCGCGTTCGTATAATGACAGGTAGTCTCTGATTGTTTGCACGGTTAAACCCTCTCAAATTGTTTGCGATCCTCGCGGATCAAGTTTGACGTCAATACTTTGGCCGATAAGCCCGGCCGATCCCATTCAATGGTCGCAATGTCCAGGCCATTAGATACTGGCGAGAGACTGATAATCCGCCCTTTTGCGTGCGGTATATCGCCGGCCAATTGACCGGTTGATCTAAGCCACTGACGCGCGTATTGCACGCGATCGCCGGTTTTAAATAGTGTCACCATAAAGCCCTCCCATGGGTCTCAATTGTCGGAATTAGACGCGCCGGTACGGGCACGCGCCGCGTGATATACCGGCCATTGGCCGGCGGATAATCAAGCCACTGTATAGCCGCATCAAAACAGTCTAAGCGGCCGTATTGCAGGCGATAGCGCATCAATAATCCCGCCCCTTAATTTGAACGAAACCGCCGGTATCGCGTTTTGCTTTGCCCTTGGCATAAAGTGCAACGACCACGCCGGCCGGTTCAATATGTCGGACGTCAGTGTCGTCGCCGTCAACGACCGGCCACCCGCGAAATTCGGCCGGTATATCGCTTTGGCGCTGAAATACCACGGCCGTGCGTTTATTGGCCGGATTAATCAGGCCTTTGATTGATATCGGTTTCGGCGTGATAGCGGAAAATGAATACGTCAGATCATAATTTCCGGCCGTTTTGCCCGTCAGGTTTCGGCTAGGGTGTTTCGTGTAATCGTAGAATTGAACGTCCGCAAACAATTGAAAAATTGTTTTGCCATCTATCAGAATATTCTCGAATGGGATATCGGACGTGCCATTCGGCCGTACCAGTGGAATCAATCCGAGCTTTTCGGCTCTACGTGCGTGCGACCATACATCGGCGGCCATTGATAGCATAAACGCGCGTTGATTCTCGCGGAAAAACGCGGTTTTGGCGGCGCGCGCCGCTTGCACGGCATTAAACGCGCCACGGCCGGCCGATTTTAGACAGCCGTCAAAACAACCGGCCATTATCGCGAACGGACAAAGCTTTTCATCCGGTACCAGATAGCAGATAGCTGTCAGATATCCGATTTTCTCGCCCTTGATTGTTTTGGCGCTAGATTCACCCAAAACGCGGCGATATTCCAGGCCTTCACGTTTTAATTGTGCTTTGAATGGATTTTGCATTTGGTCGGTTCTCCTAGTTAATCAATAAGCAAGGCAAAGAAAAACAAATACAGCAAGTCCGGCGAATCCAATTACCGCGCCGATTAAGTCGAGTAGTGAAGGCTTCATTCTGTTGATTCCCTTGTATACGTGAACAGGCATGATTAGTTTCCTTAAGTTAATTAAATTTTTCACGCCAGCGGGCGTGCGATCGCCGAATTAATTGGCTACAGCTGCCGCGCGTAGTGCTTTGTGCGCCGGTGTGTCTAATGCGTCAATCAATGCATCGCGCGCCGCATCATAAGCAGCTGCCAATGTTTTATTGGCCGGATTCGCGGCGAATGCGAAATACGCCGTATTTAATGCATCCTGTAATTTGTTTTGTTCTACTGTCATGATTTGCTTTCCAGGTTATTGGCCAGCTTGCGCCGGCCGTTTGATTTAGATACCGACGGCGATATCGCCATTGACGCGGATATATACGCGGCCGCTAATTTGGCGCGTTTCGTCGTTTTCGAGAATCGACATAGTGACAATTTCATTTTCAAACATTGGCGAAATTGACGCGGCGCAATCTTCAATTGCGTATTCCAGGCCTTCGCCCTCGCCATAACCAATTTCGCTGTTCTGATAAATCGCGGTGACTTGGTACATTTTTATCCCCTTTGCTTAAAATTTAATCAGTGAAATACTACACAATGTTTTGCTGCTGAAAACCATTATACAAGATTCTTTTACAATGTCAAACATTATTTTGCACTTATTTTCGGGTCAATTTGTGGATGAAAAGGGCAAAACGTGGCCGTCAAAAAACGCCCTATTTGACCCACGGCAAAACCTAGTCTGCTACTAGCTTTTGGCTATTTGTGGGTAATGTGACAGATTATTCTGTAAAGCTAGATTTTGTGTTTTTTCGTTATTATTATGGCAATAGTGTCTGGAATATGGCGGCGTTTAAAGAGCCGGCTGCGATTTTTTCCGATAGTCCACATTGCCCACATTGCCCACATAGCAGAATGACAACACATAAAGTTATCCACAGGTTTGGTAATATTATGCTAACAGTTAGTGACCACTTACTTTGTAAGTGAGTGCTCACTAACCTAGTTAGTAAGTGCTTACTAACTTGCCAGGCTGACAACACAGAAGTGAGTGCTCACTAACCTGGGGGGTGGGGGCCCGTGGCAGGCCGGTCGCGGTCACGGAGGTGTCAGAAGAAATTTTTTATTTTTTTAAAAAATGTTGGTAGCCAACATTGCCCACAAATGCGCTAATATGCATCCATGTTCAAATCGATACCATTCTCACCGCGCAAAGTCGAGGCGACCGAAGCTAGGCTTCAGGCCATCTATGACGCGGCTGCCTTGGGTCTAAAAGGCGACTCGCTGGCGTTAGCTGCCGGTATGCTGCCCACCGAGTTTAGGCAATTGTGCGAACTTGACCCAGCCGCCGACATGGCCGCCATGAAAGGCCGCGCCGACAGCGAGATGGAGGCCAGTGCCCACCTGCGTGAGGCAGCCCGCGCTGGCGACAGCAAGGCGGCGTTAGCTATCTTGCAGCACGCCCACGGCTGGACGGCCCGCCAAGAGATTAGCGTCGACATCACCAACAAGATCAGCATCACGCAGGCGCTGCAACAAGCACAAGAGCGCGTCTTGGACGGACTGATAACAGAGCAGCAACCCCAACAGCTACCAACTAAAGTGACGAATGGCGCAACAGCCGATCTATGACGCCGAGGGCGAGCAGCTCCTAATGACGCGCCTCTGGGCGCCGACCATCGCTGACGACCCCGAGGCGTTTGTGCTGTTCGCGTTTCCGTGGGGGCAGGCAAACACGCCGCTGGCCAAGTTCAAAGGCCCGCGCACTTGGCAGCGCAAGATACTGCGCAGGATAGCTAGCCACATCCGAAACAATCGGAGTCAGATCGACATGGACGCCTTGAGAACAGCGGTCGCGTCCGGTCGAGGGATTGGTAAGTCTGCGCTAGTCAGCTGGCTCATCTTGTGGATGCTGACCACCCGCATCGGGTCAAGCGTCATTGTGTCAGCCAACAGCGAAGCGCAGCTGCGCTCAGTGACCTGGGGTGAGTTGACCAAGTGGCAGGCGATGGTGATTAACAACCACTGGTGGGAGATCAGCGCAACCAAGCTAGTGCCCGCTAAGTGGCTAACTGAACTGGTCGAGCGGGACTTAAAGAAGGGTACGCGTTACTGGGCGGCGGAGGGCAAACTGTGGTCGGAAGAAAATCCCGACAGCTACGCCGGTGTTCACAACCACGACGGCATGATGCTGATCTTTGATGAGGCGTCTGGTATTCCAGACGGCATTTGGTCGGTCGGTGCGGGCTTCTTTACAGAACCCATCTTAGACCGGTACTGGTTCGCGTTCTCCAACCCCCGGCGTAATCAAGGCTACTTCTACGAGTGCTTCCACGCCAAGCGTAACTTCTGGCACACGGAGAACATTGACTCTAGAACGGTCGAGGACACGGACAAGCAGATATATGAGCAGATCATTGCGGAGTATGGCGAGGATTCGCCACAGGCTAGGGTTGAGGTCTACGGTGAATT